TGCGGAAACAACAATACCTTTATTAAATATTGATCCGGTAGATCTACGTAACTCTCCAGACTTTACATTATTATATGGTGTTAAAGTTAAAGATTGTAATGTTCGAATACACTACGAGGATAATAGACGTAAAGGTAGATCTTGGGATATACCTCTTACTAATAATCAATTTATTATGTTTCCATCAACAAATATGTATTATCTAACTAACAATCAAAAAGATTCATTAAACTTTGTACAAACAATAACTTATGAATATATCTAATTACTATTGGTATTTTAGTGGTGTGCTTACACCTAAATTCTGTGATGATGTAATAGCTTATGCTAATCAACAAGAAGAAGTAATGGCTAGAACTGGTGGCTATGGTGATAGAAAATTAAACAAACAAGAAGTTAAAGATTTAAAAAGAAAAAGAAACTCTGATTTAGTTTGGTTAAATGATACTTGGATATACAAAGAATTACATCCATATGTTCATATGGCTAATAAAAATGCCGGTTGGAACTTTGAATGGGATAGATCTGAATCGTGTCAATTTACAAAATACAAACATAATCAATATTATGATTGGCATTGTGATAGTTGGGATAAACCTTATAAAAAAGAAGGACCCGACAATGGTAAGATTCGAAAACTATCTATGACTTGTCAATTAACAGATGGATCAGAATACAAAGGTGGTGAATTAGAATTTGATTTTAGAAACTACGATCCACATATGAGAGATGAAGCTAAACATTTAAGAAGAGCAAAAGAAATATTACCTAAAGGATCTATTATTGTTTTTCCTTCTTTTGTTTGGCATAGAGTTAAACCCGTGACATCAGGCACAAGATATAGTCTTGTTGTTTGGCATTTAGGAAGGCCTTTTAAATAATGTTTATAAATAGTTATTTTCCAACTGTAATATGGAGTGAAGAAAAACCAGAGTTTGTAAAATCTTTAAACAAAGCTTCTAACAAATATATTAAAGAATCACGAAATAGAGAAAAAAAAAGAATAAAAGAATGGGGTGATTTTGGTACTAGTTATCATTCAACACCATTAACACACGACAATGATTTTTTAGATTTTAGAAATTACATTGGTCAAAAGTCTTGGGAATATTTAGATCATCAAGGTTTTGATATGCAGCAATACACAACTATGTTTAGTGAGATGTGGGTACAAGAGTTTGCTAAAAAAGGTGGGGGTCATCATTCTGCACACATACATTGGAATCAACACGTATCAGGTTTTTATTTTTTAAAGTGCAGTGATAAAACATCATACCCAATATTTCACGAACCTAGAACAGGAGCACGTGCTACAAAATTAAAAATGAAACCAGATTTAAAAGGTGTATGGGCAGGTCACGAACAATTTCATATAAAACCAAAACCAGGAACATTAATTATTTTCCCAGGGTTTTTGGAACACGAATTTGCAGTAGATTTTGGTATAGAACCATTTAGATTTATACATTGGAACATACAAGCGTTGCCAAAAGAAATGGCTAAAGATGTTTAAAAAGAAAAAGTATACAGTTATACGTCAAGCAATATCAAAAGACTTGGCTAGTTTTGTTGCAAATTATTTTTTAATGCAAAAACAAGTTTATGATACTTGTAGAGCTACAAGATATATATCTCCGTTTGAAAATATTATAGGTCACTATGAAGATAAAGACGAACAGATACCAGAAACTTATAGTCAGTATTCTAATATAGCTATGGAAACTTTAATGTTAAAATGTCAACCTAAAATGGAAGAAGTAACAGGATTAAAATTATATCCAGCTTATACATATGCAAGAATTTATAAAAAAGGTGACATATTAAAAAGACATAAAGACAGATTTAGTTGTGAGATATCTACGACTATGAATTTAGGTGGTGATAATTGGCCTATATATTTAAGTCCAAATGAAAATGTTGGTAGACCAAATGGTAAAGATATTACTACAGAAAGTAAAGCTAAAGGTATTAAGGTAGATCTTAAACCAGGAGATATGCTGGTTTATTCTGGCTGTGAGCTAGAACATTGGAGAGAAAAATTTAAAGGCAAAGAATGTGTACAAGTTTTTCTGCATTATAACAATCGTAAGACCCCAGGAGCAAAAGATAATATGTTTGACAAACGTCCACATTTAGGTCTTCCTTCTTGGTTTAAACGATGATATAATCTTTAGATGGAGGCAGGGCACCACCACATACCCCCTGTCTCCTTTTAAGGATTATTTATGAGTTTAGGATTTGACGCAATAGCAGCACTACCATTTGCCACTACCACATTAGTAGGCAATGTTAATATTGATGTGAGTGCTAATGCATTAACTTTATCGGTAGGAGCTTCTACAGCTACAGGTGATGCAGCTAATGTAATTATATCAGGAGATCCATTAACTCTAGGATCTGGTGCAGTTACACTTACAGCCGATGCAAATGTCAATATTACCGCCTCTCCTTTAAGTTTAAATTCTGCTCTAGTTACAGCTAGCGGGTCAGCAAATATTAACATAAGTGGAATGCCTTTGACTTTAAAGGCTAGCAGTGTTACAATAACAGGTAGTGCGAATATAGATGTGAGTCCTAATCAATTAACTCTCACTTCTAATGAAGCAGGGGTAATTACTTGGAACCCAATTATTCCAGGTGCAAACAATGTTTGGGTACCAATAGAACCTTATTAAATTATGGCATCAACATATTCATCAGATTTACAATTAGAACTTATAGCAACCGGTGAGAAAGCTGGTCTATGGGGAACAATTACAAACAACAATTTAAAAATTTTAGAATTATCAGCTAGTGGTTATTATACAGTAAGTATTGCAGCAGCTGATTTAACATTAAATTTAGATAATGGTTCTGCATTAGGAGATTCTACTGCAACGGGTAAAAATTTAATGATAGAAGTTACTGGTACTTTAGGAGCAAATAGAGTTATTACTATGCCAACAGGTGCTGAAAGAATATTTATAGTTAAAGATAGCACAACAAGATCAAATTCAAATTATACTATTGGTGTACAAAATGTAGGTGGATCGGGAACAGGAATTAAATACATGCCGGTTGGATCTACTTGTGTATTTTATACAGATGGAACTGGTGCTAATTCTATGAAACTTGCCGGAATTTTAAATCAAGGAAGTGTGCAAGTTCAAACAGGAACTAACACTCCTTATACTGCAGTCCATGGTGATGTAGTATTTGGTGAAACGTCTAATGGTGGTGGAGGTGCGATTACCGTAAACTTACCAGCGTCGCCAAGTGCAGGTGATACTGTAACTATTATGGATGCATCTTTAAGTGGAGGTTTTGCTTCTAACAATTGTACTGTAGGTAGAAATTCTTCTCCTATTCAAGGTGCAGCTTCTGATCTTACATTATCTACTAATAACCAAGCAGTAACTTTAGTTTACACAAACAGTACTAAAGGCTGGCAAAAACAATCAACGAATTCATAGGAGCAATTAGATGCTCACTGAAATAAAGTTTGCTCCCGGAATAGACAAACAAGACACTAGTGTTGGAGCAGAAGGACGATGGACTGATTCAGATCTTGCCAGATTTAGATACGGTCTTCCAGAAAAAATAGGTGGGTGGTCTTCTTTACTTACAGACACAATGCAAGGTGTAGCAAGAGCACAACATTCTTTTGTAGATAAAGAAGGAAATAGATATGTAGCTATTGGTACAGATAAATTTTTACTTATATATTTTGAAGGACAACTTTTTGATATTACTCCTTTTGTAGATAACAACGCAGGAACTCAAACTACTTTTACTGGTTCTACTCTTACTACTAGTACAACTAGAGGAACAGCAATTACAATTACAACAAGTAGTGCTCATGGATTAATTGAGGGTGATATGGTTGAGTTAGATGCAGTTACAATGCCAACAGGTTCTAGTATTTCAGCATCAAATTTTGAAGATAAAATTTGTCAAGTTATAACAGTGCCTTCATCAACTACATTTACTATCACTTCTCCAAGTGCTGAAACAGCTGGAGGAGGTTCAGATTTAACTTCAGGTAGTACTTGCACAGTTAAACCTTTTGCAAGTATTGGTCCAAGTGCACAATCATATGGTTATGGTTTCGGTGCTGGCTTATGGGGTGGAGCAGTAACAGGTGTTTTAACTAATGATTTAGATGGAGCGTTGGCCGCGGATACAGCGGGTAATAATGGTTCTGCTACACAAATTAGATTAACGTCTACAACAGGATTTCCAACAGCTGGTACAATAGCTATAGAAAATGAATTAATAACTTATACAAATATAGCTGGTAATGAACTTACCGGTATAACTAGAGGTGCATTAGGAACAGCAACAACTGGAACTTCTAATGGTCAAGCACATAGTGATGGTGAAACAGTTACCAATGCTACTAACTTTAATGGTTGGGGATCTGCAGTAAATGCTTCTACAGTACAATTAGAACCCGGCCTTTGGTCTTTAACAAACTGGGGTGATTTATTAATTGCAACTATTGCAAATGGTAAAACTTATGCATGGGATGCATCTGCATCTTCTAGATTAAGTGTAAGAGCATCTAGAACTACTTTATCTCCAGGATCAAGTTCAATACAAAATTCAGAATATTGGATGGCAACAGGAACTTTAGATACTACTAATACTTTAGGAGGTGATAATGGTGAAGCCGTAGGAAATCCTACTGCATCTCGATTAACATTAGTATCTCCTACAACAAGACACTTAATTCATCTTGGAACCGAAACAACTATTGGAGATACAACAACACAAGATGATATGTTTATTAGATTTTCTACTGGAGAACAATTAAATCAATTTACTCCTCTTGCTACTAACTCTGCAGGTACACAAAGACTACAAGACGGAACTAAAATTGTTGGAGCGTTAATCGCTAAAGAAAATATTTTGATATGGACTAACAATGCATTGTATACAATGAAATTTGTAGGTGCTCCATTTACATTTGGCTTTGAACAAGTTGGTACTAACTGTGGATTGATTGGTAAGAATGCAGCTGTAGAAATAGATGGTGTTGCATATTGGATGTCTAACAACGGTTTCTTTGCATTTGATGGTACAGTAAACTCACTACCTTGTAGTGTAGAAGATTATGTGTTTGATGATGTTGATACAACTAAAGGTCAACAAGTATGTGCAGGATTAAACAATTTATTTACAGAAGTTATTTGGTGGTATCCTTCTGCAGGATCTGAATTTAACAATAGATCTGTTAGTTATAATTATGGTGAAGCTAAACAACCACCATTAGGTACATGGGCTACAAATACTAATACAAATTTTAACAGAACAACTTGGATGGATACACTTATTTATCCTCAACCTTATGCAACTGCTTATGACAGCACAGGTACAGGTACTTTTCCTGTTGTAGTAGGTCAATCAGGTTTAGGTAATACAACTTATTTTGCACAAGAAACAGGAACAGATCAAGTTAATCCAGATGGAAGTACAACTACTTTGGAGTCTTTTATACAATCATTTAGTTTTTCATTACAACCTAATCAAAGTGAAGTCTTTTTAGCTATGCGTAGATTTTTACCTAACTTTAAAGTGTTAACTGGTAATAATAAAATAACAGTGTCAGTAAAAGATTTTCCTTCTAATGATGATACAGCAACAGCTTTAAGTCCTTTTACTATAAACTCTACTACTTCTAAAATAGATACAAGAGCGAGAGGACGTTATGCTAATATAAAAATACAAAATACTGGAGCTGG